AATGATTCGGACAGTATCGCCAAAGTTAGCGATTTCACCAAAGTAATCATTATTGGTGATGTCCTCAACAACAGACGACTTACGGAAAGCAAGTTGAGTCTGTTTGGAGTAAATTACAGGGCTAAAATTGCCATTAGGCAAACTGTTATACCCTGCAGCACGAGTAAAAGCCATTTTATTTCTCCTTTTTCTCGTATCAAGTGGGCAAGCAAGGCCCACAAGCATGACACATATGCCACACTTCAGGACATAACTTTTACAGGGCCAGTAAATTGGGGGTGGGATATATAGGGGATCAGCCTACTATCGGCCTTTTTACAGGGTTTCTAAAAAGTTAACTTAAAAAAACCAGGGTAAGCAAAACTGGGCCTAGTTTTAATCATACTACCATTTTAACTAAAATTTTCTATTTGTCAAGTAAAAAATTTATCTAGCACTTCCACTTACATCATAAATGAAAGTACCTGCCTTTAAAGATTCCATGATAGCTTCTGAATGTTCTTCATATTCATCGGCAGTCATGGCTTCAACATCTGATTCCTTCCATGCACTAGCATTACTTTCTACATCAGGAATATTTTTTGGAGAATTTGTTTCTACTAAAGAAGCAGCAGATTTCTCTATCATAGGTGTTGATTTCTTTTCTTCTTTTCCTATGCCTTTATCAATCTTATAAAGATCAATTGCTCTAGCAGCGGAACGTGCATCGGTTTCATTTTCATAGAGAGCATCTTGTACCCACTTAGGTTGTTCTTCTGCCCATTCGTGAAAATCATCACTAGAACGAATGCTATCAAAATCAGGATGTATAGATAACAGTTCTACTTCTGCTCTATCTCTATTTGCAGAAGCTTGCAAATTATCTATTTCTGTAATCCTGGTTTCTAATTCTTGCGCCTGTTCTTTTGATTTCTTAATCGCAATAGTTTCAATTATAGCTGCTACATCAGGATACTCTTGTGACCAAGATTCAATCTCTTCCTCTGATTTTGGCAGATGTATCTGATTTTTTGTAGCGGTATCTAATTGCTGTTGCAATGAAGATAGTTGTCCTTGAAGTTCTTTTTGTTGCTGTTGAGAATGCCTACGAAGATCACCATATCTTTTCTTGAAAGTCTTTTCTTCAGGATTATCAGGTACTTCTTCTTCTGCTACTTGTTTCTCTTCAGCTTCTACTTCTTCGCTTTGCTGTTTAATAAGATCATCAAGTTCTTTTTCTTCTTCTTCTACACTTTTACGATTATTATATTTCTTATCTGCAATACCCAAAACTTTCTTTACAGGTTCTACAGTACCAATTGCATCTGCCATAGTATTTTCTCCTATGCTGGGGCCAACCGTAGCCAAATCGGGGGGTCAAGTAAGCCAACATATGGGACTACTAGTACATTGAAGCTAGTCCCTTGCTCCTCTTTCTTATATTTTTATTTTTATTTTTTCGTTTAATAAGACCGCCTTTAGCTATTCCTAGTCCTCCTTCATCACCAGCATCGCCACCATCACCAGGGCCAGGACCAGGACCACCTGGACCCATATCACCACCGTATTCTCCTTCTGCACCAAACTCGCCCAATGCTCCAACTTGACCTGCTGGCCCAACAGCGGCACCTGAACCTTGACCTATACCAGCATCAGGTCCACCATATTGCCCACCACCATAAGTTGAAGCGGCGGCGATAGAACCAGTAGTGCCAATCGTTCCACCAATAGAACTATCAGTAGAACCAGCAGTAGCTGCTATACCTGCACCCGATTGAGGTGAATCAGGGGCAACAGATGGTGTACCAGTTCCAGTTCCAGGTCCAGTAGGACCATATTCTCCACCACCATAGGCTTCAGCCGCCACACCTGCAGGGGTAGCTGATGTCCCTGTAGCCAGAGCTGGTAATCCTTTACGTGCCCTTGTTATTCTGGCTCTTTCTGCTGGAGTTTTACTGTTCCAATCTTGCATAGTTGTATAAGCAGTTTCATCTGGAAGATTAGGATGTGCAAAAGCCATAGTAGCAAAATTAAATTTAGACCCAAAATTTTGTCCTGGGGCAGCTTGTCCTGATCCAAATAAATCTGGTTTAATACTTTTAGAAGTTACACCAGTAAGCTGTCCTTTTGCATTAGTAGAAAAGTTAAAGTTTCCAAAATTATTGGAACTTTGCATCTGTGCCATAGAAAAATTATTTGCATAACCTATGGCATTTTGAGCTTCTTGAGCAGTTATACTACTGTGATTAGTCACTACTAAATTTGGTATAGTATTAGGCATAGGAGCAAAAATTGCTACATCTGAACCTCTAACATTAGCTATGCCCACTCCTAATGTATTGGGTATTCCTAACATTCCATGTGCTATTGCTTGATTTGCTGCTGCTATAGCTTGTGAAGGAGCTTCAGTAATTGCTGATAGCATTGTCGCACCAGGAACTATTGCTTTTCCTAAAAAACTAGCAGCTTTAGATACTGTACCTTTTTCTTGTCCCTTATATGCAGCCAGTGCTGTCTCATTAGCCAAATTCTGAGCAAATGCTAAAGATACATTTCCTTTTCCTTTGGCGTCTATTTCTGCTGCCATACCAGCATTAAAGGCTTCTGTTGCTTCAGCATCTAATTCTGGATCAGAAGCGGGAGCATCCATATCTACACCAAAATCATCTGGGCCAGCGCCACCATCAGGAGGAGGCTTTCTTGGTGCAACATCAGCAGTTGTTCGTGGATCTTGTCGTCTTGTTACACCTGTCAGTTCTTCAGAACCTGCTCTACGATACCCAGGAGGTATGCCACCTTGTACTTCTCCTCCTACAGTAGTTAAATAAAGAATATTACCTTGATCATTAATAAAGGGTTCTACTTTATATCCTCCAGGTAATCCCCCACCGGGGCCTTGTAACTTATCATAAGTCTGTGTTTTTTTAAATTGTGATGCACCGGGGGATGTACCCCATACACTTTCTCTCGTTGTTCCTGGTGGAGCTATAATAGCACCAGCAGGAAGTTCGTCTCGTCTAAAAGACTGTCCGAATGACGAAACTCCCGGCGGCGGGAAGTAGGTGTAATATCCGTCACCTACATCCATATAATATCCTTGTTGATATCTATTTGGACTTACTCCTTGGACTGATGGAGTAGTTACTCTAGGAACAGGCTGTGTAGATACAGGACGTATAGGAGCAATACCAGGAGTAGTAGGAAGATTAATAGGAGCACTAGTAATAGGTTGTTGTACGGGAACCTGTGGTAAAGGTGCTGTAAAAAGACCGCCTGTTTGAAACTGTGCCTGTTGATTAGCTCCTTCTTCTTCTGCCATAGCCATATCAGGTAAAGGAGTTGTATCTGGAATTTGTTCTTCATCAGGATTACCTACTAATCCCATCTGTTCTATTTGCTGTAGTCCCTGTTGTGCAAGTTGTAAAGTTTCTATGTAAAATTTTATACCATGAAAATTCACGGCATACTCAGGAATTACAAATTCACCAGGACTAATGGCGGCAGTCTCATCATCTCGTACTCCTTCTGCCGTAGAACCAAGAGGAATCTCATTTCCACTTACAGGGTCTATTTCATTTGGATCGGGTACAAGTCCTGAAAATTCCATTTGTTCTTCCATCATGTCAGCCATGTGCGTTTACCTCATCTCTTAATTGTTTTAACTTACGTAGTATTAATATAGCACCTTGTGCTCTATGTATACTCACTGCATCAATATTCTGCTCTAATCCAGACTGCTGTTGTACTACAAGCCAATCTAAATAGTTATTGAAGGCGTCCCACTGGCGCTTGTTGTTGACCAGTGTCTTGAGCTTGCTGAGTAGGTTGTTGTCCTGTTCCACTAAATTGTCCTTCTGCCGGGGTAGGTACGGCTCCTATGCCTATGTTTCCACCACCACCTCCTTGTAAATCATTGGGGCTTAATCCTTGAGCATTAGGTTGCTGCTGCTGCTGTTGAGGTTGGGGTTGCCCTGGAGGAGGTGTAGGTTGCTGTTGCTGCAATATCTTAGCTTGTCGTAATGCTTCTTCTGGTGTGTTGCAAACTTTATCAGGATCAAGTCCCATTGAATTTGCAATCTCCCTAATAATAGTAGTGAATTTTGCAAAGGGAGCAAGCCCTGGATTAGATACAACCTGCAGAAATTGTAACAACCTCTGACTTCGTACTTCATTTGCCATAAGACTTTCTATACCACGAGCTTTAACTTCCAAGTCTCCTTTGATTTCAGAATCAAAATCAAATTGCATATTAAAACTAAAGAAGGATTCTCCTAAAGGACGCAATAGATAGTCATCAAAATTCTTAACTACAGTTTTTATACTGCCTGAAGCAGCACCCATAAGCATGGAAATACCAGCAGCAGTTCGTCCTGTTCCTGTTACTCCTGTTTGCCCATGAGCAAAACTAGGAAGACCCGTAGCTTCATCAGAAAGTTGACGGGCCTTATCAAATAATTGCATATTCTCATTACTTACATTAGGAAACTTAGTTCCAAAAATAGCTTGTCCTGGTGCACCACCCTGCCGCCTAAATATCTTACCAGGATAAACTTGTAAATCTTGCCCAGGAACAAGATTAGTTTCATCTACTTCTATAAGTAAATTACCACTTAGTACGGCGTTATCTACTGCCATACGCATGAAACCATTCATGAGTGTTTGCGTATCGTCCATGTTTTCTGCTAGTCCAATACCAAAGAAACTATAAGGATTTAGTTCATAGGGTACAGCATAGTATGGAATACGAGCAGGTTTAAAGGGATTAATAACTAAACGAAGAATGAAGTTATTACAAACCCAACAATTAACTTGTATCTGTTCTACATTTTTAAGTTCTTTAGGGATATCAATACCATACTCTTTAGCTACACTTGTTTCCATTAATCCCCAGTACTCTAGAACTTGGTATCTTTCAGGATGATCATTTAAATAATAGTCCTTTAAGTCATCTTCCCAGTACTCACTATTATATACTTCTCCCATTTCTATACAACGATTAATTGCTTCCTTACGAAAGAAGGGTCTACTCTTTAATTCTCTTAATTGTGATGTAGATAATTTATGCCGTTCTACAATATAGGAAGCATCGTCCATATTACTGGCATCAGGATCAGGATATAAATCCCAACAAGATACATGCTTAACTTGTGGAACAGTCTTTATATTTGGAGTGTATGTTCCATCTTCGTCCCAATTAGGATATTCTTTATCTACAGCAAATGGTCCCTTTATAATTCCTGTACCAAATAAAGAACATTCAAACGAAGCAGAACGAAGATGTTTACTAGCACCAGATTCTTCTAACTGATCCATAATCTTTTTTTCCATTTTCTTTGCTGCTACCATAGCAGGATGGAAAGTAGCAGCAGAGGGAGTAAGTCCTTCTCCTTCTACAAGACCGTCAATCTCAGAAAGTTTTTCTTCTAGCGGACCTAGTTTAAGTTTCTTTTCTTCTAAACTTGTTCGTGTTTCTCCTGCTTCCAGAGCTTGACCATCACCAGGAAATCCATAAGGACTTTGTTCTTCTGTTTCTTCTCCTTCTTCTGTTTGTTCTGGTGGAGTTTTAGGATCAAAATGTACTGATTCAGTTACCCCTTCTGGTAAAGTTGTAGGTTCGATACTAAGAGGAAACTTTTGCCTTGCAAATAAAACATCTGTAATTTGTCCATAAGCAGCAAGAACTTTTGTTTTAGTTATTTTAATAAATACACGAGATCGTTCTGCCTCTGTGAACTGAACATCTGGACCATACAAACCCCGATAATTACGATAGGACTGTAGCCACCTTTCTTCATCAAATCGCCGCCAATCTTTTGACCTCTTAAAGCGACCTTCAATAAAAGTAATTAAAGAAGCTAGTTCTGTATCCTTAGTATCATCATCCAAAACTACTGGATTTGAATCTTCAAAATTTGTATCTTCCATATTTTAATATCCAAAGGTTGCGTCAGAAGGTAAATATCTGTCTGCCATATTTTCCATAGTAAAATCAAATATTCCTCTACGTGGTCTACTCATAACTCCATATCGTAATGCATCATATAAATGATCTTCTGCTCTAGTATTTACATCTTCAGGATTTTTAGGATCAAGAGGAATGACAGGCAATTGAGAAACAAGATTAGTACAGTTATGAAAAACTACCATTCCTGGTGTATTATCTTCATCAAACTCTTCTTGAATTTGTAGCCTTCGATGTATTTCATTTTTTCCTGAGATTCTACTTCCAGCACTTCGATCACTTGGTCGCCATCTGCAGCCCTGTAAAATCATTTGCTCTGCAAGACTTGGCCCTGTATCTCCTCTACGATGCCAGCAAGAACTATCTAGAACACCATATAGTATTGTACCATCATCTTCTTCAAGATGCAATACTTTATTGGCTAAATCTTTTGCCAATACTTTAGATACATACAGTTCTCTATATATAATTAGTTGCCCATCGGGAGCAACACAAAACCAAAGAACAGCACTATAAGAACCATATCCATAATCACAAGCCCTGAACTTGGGCCAATTTTTTGGAATATCAAATGGTTCAGTGACATGTATTGTTCTATCAAATTCTGGAAACGCCGCACCTTCCGCTACATCCCAATTTCCTTCTAAGAGCCTCTTTCGCTGATTTTCCGGTAATGAAAGAAGCATCGTTTCATAGTCTCCACTTTCAGCTAAAAATGGATTATCGAATAATTTTGCCGGAATAAACTTTCTATCAAAAAGAGATTGTCCTTCTTTAGTATGTCCTTTTGGATATACCAATGTATTTCCATTGTCATCTGTAGCAGCAAAAGTTTTTCCTACAGGAGAAGGATCAACAAAGTATTTCTTTACCCATACATGTCCTGCACCACCAGGGTTTGTTGTAGCCCTCATATACACAGGCAAATCAGGTGCAGTAGACCTCAAACGAGAACGAAGATAATCCCACGCAAAGGCTGTGGGCCATTGTGTAAGTTCGTCAAAGCCTATCCAACAAAAGGACAATCCCTGGTAACGTAGTACGTCATCATCTCTATCTAGATATGACAGCCACAGCCTTCCGCCACTGGGAGAGGTCCACTGCATCTTTCGTTCCGACCATTTTATGCCGGGAATAATCTTGGGATATAGTTCTTGTGACTTCCAAACCAACTCCCTTAATTCTTCTGTAGTCCTACGTAATAATAAACCAGAAAATTGTGGATGTGCTAAGTAACGAAGAGGGTCTGCCAGCATTGCATAGCTTTTTCCTCCTCCTGCTGCCCCACCATATAGTACTTCTCTCTCTGAAGAAGCTAAAAAGTCTGTTTGTGGCCCCTCATTTGGTTTAAATAAAACATTGTGCTTTTCTTCAAATGATAAACCATTTAATTCTTTTACAACAACTTCAGGCTTAGGGGGCTGCTCTACTTTCTGCTTCTTTTTTCGCCCCCGTACGTCTGCTCTCAATTTCTTCAAGTTTTTGGAGGGTTTCTTCGTACTTTTTAAGCCATATTTTATATGTTGCTGCCTTACTCTTTCGTTGCCGTTCTTTTTGGATTCGCTTTCTAAGACCAATGTGGGAAATTTCTCTTCCTGTTCTGCCACTTAACCACCCCGCCACTTCTCTAAATGAATATTCTCTTAAATATTCTTTTGCTAACTCCAATGCTTCCAATTCTTCTATAATAGGAATTAAAAGCTTGTCATCTTCTTCATGTTCCTTGTATCCAAAAGGAATTGTTCTACTAATTCTTGGTATTTCCAACCATTCATTGTCATCTTTTAGCCCGACAGGATCGGGCATCTTAAAATAGCCCAAGTCACGCACGATCATTCTTTGGTGGCAGAAGCATAATACCATTAGGTGCAGATACTTCAACCTTATCTGTCTTTTGTATACCAATACGGTCTAAAAGTTCTTTGGCGGCATTCAATCTATGCTGATTTCCTAGTTCAGAGGGCC